CTCATTACACCACAATATTTGCCGCCCTTTGGAAAATGTCATCAACCTCGCTATCGTTCAAAGTCAGTATTGCCTTAATCATTGTAACCGTAGGGCTATTTCTTTCAGTTGTGCTTCCGTTATTCCACGCCCTTTCTGCATAGGTTTTATTCGGCTCTGGCAGCGTTGCAAGGGCACCCGTTACATTCGCCTCCAACCCATCAACGGCAAGGATAGCACGAAGCCGCCATGTAGGTACACTAAACCACTCAGGAGCTTGCGCCCTGCTTATTTCTGCAAGGGTGAAATACTTTTCGTACCCATCGAGTATTGGCACTTCCCATTGCCCGTTTGCATTTTGCGTAGGGTTGCAATAGTTATTAGTGCCATCGCTCCACTCACCATTTTTTATGCAGTCAGCCGTTACCCTTTCATTCAGCTGCCATGCCTCTTCGTATGTTTTGAATTTAATAGATAACATATTTTTGATTAATATTATTAGATAATTGAATGGCATTAGCAGATGTCATAGAATACCCAAAAGCTATTATTTCAGCAATAGTACCTATACCTGTTGCACTTGTTGCCCCATTTGATGCACCGTTAAAAATCGATGTTAATTCTTGAAATGTAGTTCCTATACTTCCAGTTGATTCTACTGAACCATTTATTATAACATCAGTTGATGTAATAATTTTTATTCGTGCATTTGTGTTTTCAGTTGTGCCTTGTAATTGTACTGTTGTTGCCCAATATCCAAATCCATTCCATCCTGCGCCAGTACCCCCATCAAAAATACCTCTATTATTAACCTCCCTATCAGCAATAATTGAATTTACTGTATTTGCAGAATTTATTTTACTTATAATTGCTACAGTGATTTGAGGATTAAATTTAAGACCATTTGACGCGGTCATTCTTCTTGCATTATCCTGAGCTTCAACACTTGGAAAATTATTAAAATTAGGATCATTCAATATTAATCTTGGCTGATTTCCTGCTGTTGCCTGTATAAATGTTCCACCTCCAACACGCTGTTGCCATGAATTAACTGCCCCTAAATTGGTTTGAGTATTTAATCCAAATGCTGCATCTAACCAAAAAGAAACACCACCAAATCCATAGGCAGATATATCACCTTGAAAAATTATGTTAGGAAAGCCATGAAGCTGCCTATTGTTAAATCCTTTAAACATATTAAAAGTCTCCTTTTGATGCGAAAGCGTGAATGTTAGTATTTGCCGTTGTAGCTCCTACAAAGATTTTTTGTCCTGACTTTAACTGCAAATCGGGATAAATCAAAGTACCGCCTGCCGTTGCAACGGTATTGGATGATGTAACAGCTGAATATGCTTGCTCATCATAAAGCCTTAAATTCGCACCACTTGTATCAGTAATAAAAACCATGAAGATACCCGCTGTTGATGTACCTACGTGCTTGTAAGATATACGAGTCACCTTTGTGCCATCAGTAGCAGCCGCCACCAATTCTACTAAGTTAGTAGTGGTTGCACCGCTTTTATCAGTGGTTGCAGTTGTAATAACCGCCCTTGTCGTCTCAGGTAATAATGCGAAAACTGGCTTTGTATTTTGTGCCATCTTTTTTTATTTTAATAGTTATTGAATAAATATAAATCAGATCCTATGGAGCTAACCGTTGAGCCGCCTAAGGCTACAATCTGATAAGTTCCAGATTCTCTTTGATACAAATCACCGTTCAAAGTGTCTAAATAAAAATCCCCATCAAATCCTACTGAACTGTCGGGCAATCCTGCCCCGTATCTTATTTTTGCTATTGTCATAATGTTATCCAGTTTGCGCCTGTACTCATTAATTTTAGCGACTCATTGCCGCCTATCTTATATGTCAAAGCCCCATCTATTGTTTGCGTTCCGTTCGGATCGATTGTTATAAGTCCGCTGCCGCTGTTCTTCACTATATATACCTTACCTTGCACCCCCACCGCTGTTGGCAGGTTCACGGTAAATGTTCCGCTTGTGCAATGGATAACATAATCAGATGCGAGAGCGGTGTATGTTGTAGTTTGCGCCGTGTAAGCGAAAATAGACTGATTCTTATTCTCCCAATATCCCAGCGAAGAATTATATCTTATAATATCATTATTTGCTTCATTTGTAATTCGTACATTATGCAGCTCATCCAGCTCCACTCCGTTTTGTGGCTTTACATAAATCAAACCATTACCAGCATTTGCACGCTCTACAACGCCCACAAAAACGCTATGTTTTGGTGCTTGTGGCTTTGTAGCTGTAAACCCACCCGCAACACTATCGAGCCATAAAACATCTCCCGGACTATATGCACTTAAGTTTATCCCACTCACCTGCCCCTGTGTTGTAATCCATCCCGCCTGCCCCGCCGCAATATCCGCCCTTACTATTCCCAAAGTCTTTGAGCTGAAAGTGTCGCTTGTATTCTTTGCAAGTTTTACCGATGCCCTGTCGCCCTGCGCCCCAAAGATATACACCACCTGCCCTTTCGTAATCGTAACCGCTTCGGCATTTGTTACGTAGGCTTTGACTACGGTGGCGGTGTCGGTGTTAGGCCATGCCGTTTTGTATTTCATCCTCTTAGAAGTAGGATCATAAACAATAGGCTTATGGGTAGTTGTGTCCGCCGTTGAATCTAAATTTTTTATATTTATTACTCCCAACTTTTGATCTATCTCGAGTGAATCCGCATAGGCAGTTAAAAATGTAGTTCTTGTTGTATTCTTTATTGCAGATATTTTTACGAAATTTTGAGAATTTGCTGAATCTCCAAGAACATCAATCCCGGAATAACCCATATTAGATTGATTTCTGAAATACGCGTCAAGCATAGATGCACCTCCGCCCTCAATAGCTGTTATATTTGGAACATAGTCTTTTGTTCTTACATTAAAATTGTTAACCGTATCAAAAGTTATATTGTAATTTTTTGCATCGATTGTAGTGTTTTCAGTAAGAGTGCCGCCTAACTTTACATTATCGCCTGTTTTAGTTAACCCATTCAAGAATGTAAGATTAGATCCGCCTACCTTTTGCCACTGACTACCAGTCCAAATATACATGGAGCTGTCAGCCAAAGCATATCGGATAGCACCCGTATCGCGGCCGGTTGTTGCTGTAACCTTCGGAATGTTTAAATTAGTATTGAACTTACCCCCGCTCCATTGATACCAGTTATTAAATATCGTGTAAAGCTTGCCATCAACCGTTTGCCCTTTGCCCGCAAATGATGCGCAAATCAGTAAAGCACTAAATATAAATCTGTATATTTTCGCCATTGTTTACCCCTCCGTTTATTGTTATTGTTTTAGTTCCTGAATTATATGAAATGTAACGCCTATCGCTCCTTACTTGATATGTCAAAATTAACCCATCTATAAATACCAAAGGCGGCACAACAAGGCTATTATTTGTGAACTCGGTATCGTCTTGCTCCATCGGCTCCCCGGCACCTACTATGAAATCTATTATCTTACTCATTCTACTTGGGTTTATAAATATCGTATCATTCTCAGGTAGCTCATAATTACTCGGTAAATCGCAAACATCATAAAGGAAAGGCACCTCAAGATCAATGCTGAATGTAACACCCGCCACAATGTCCTCAAACTTATCTTCAAAAAACTCAAAAGTAGTCGATCGGGTAAACCTCCACGGCTGCTTTTCCCATCCTATTTGCCCCAGCAAATCATTCGCCACCTGCTCCATGTCGCTTTGCACCTCCAGCTCCGTTGTATGCAAAACAATATCCGCAACCGTTACAAGTACCGTATGCGTCTTTATTTTCCCCTCAGTAGCGCTATTGCCCATCGTCATGAAGACTGCGGGATATACTACATCTTTTACCTCATTATGTAGAAAATAATCAGCATTTACCACCTTTGCAGTTCTTATCTGCCTGTGGTCGGTTGCTATCTTTTTTAGCTGTATTGCTATTTGGTTTCGTGTCATGCTTTGCGAAATAATCTTTTAATTTTTTGATAGTCTTTTTACTATACATTTCTGAATGGTTTTTGGCAGTCGTCACAGTTCTTAAATTCATCATAAGGCATACCTAAATAAATACCCGGAAAGTATGCATCACGTTTAGGAACTACCGTATCCGCACGGCTGCCGGGATTGATATACAAAGGAAATTTTGCATTATTACTTTCCTCAACTAAATACTTCACCAACCTTTGACCGTAATATTCCGCGCGGCTTTTGAACTTATTCTTTAAATCAATAAGTTCGCTCATTGATACATTTTCGCTCCCCTCATTCGTCTTTTTAAGTACGCCTTTATTCCAATATTGATGCGTAAGGGTATCGGTAAGCTCCGCCACCACGTAATAAATAAGGCAGTCCCTTACATAGCTTTTTAGAAGCGTTATTTCGTCTGCTGTTAAATTATTACTCTCAATACCTACCTGCAAGCGTTCGTACAATCCTGAGCCTAATAAAGGCAAAATATACATATCCTGACAAACCTTTATTTCAGGAACGATCATTTTGCTATCTATATTTGAGTGTATTTGTGTACGCTCATAAATATTTTCAGGGCTTATAAATAAAGTATCTCTCATTTTTTATTTTTTACGAATAACGAAATTCTGTACCCAACGGTGACGGCATTCTTTTGAATTACCCCACCAACCGCCTTTTCTATCCCACACACTATACCCTAACCTCGCACTCATCGTTTCAATATCAGCGCGTGAAAAGAATTTATTCATCCTTATTAATCTTATGCAGAAATCTCTTGTAGTAGGTATTATGGGGTCACCAACTCCGGGCTTTACCTCATAACTATACATAATCCTTTGCTCAAATGTGCGGGGCTTTTTATCCGTTAACTCACTCAAAGGCTCCGGCATGGTACGCTCAATTATTTCATCAACGCCTACCTTTTTAACCGCTGCTACAATCAAACCACCCTCCAATAAATTTGCAATGATATCCGTAACCTCATCAACAGGCATTTTCAAAGCCTTACCTATAACCTCAGGCGTTATTCTCTTATCCTTTTTGATAAGATCGAGAATGTTTACTTCCGCTTGTGTTAGCTCTTCCTGAAAGTTATAACGTGCACGGGATGCAATGACATTAAAATTATCTTTGCTTTCACCATGCGCCGCAAATTCCGATAACAAAAGTTCATCATTATCCTGCGCGCTAAACTCCATATCGTTATCTATGGAAAGCATTACGTTAATTTCGTCATCAGATAAACCAAGTGAAGATTTTAGTAAAAGTTTCGCCTGCTCTTTATTAATACGACCTTTCTCAAAATTGCGGATAATCCGATTAACGCCCTGCCATTGACGCCCTGTAAGGTTTTTCAAATTCTCATTAACCTGTGCATAAGGCTGCGCCCCTATCGGTTGCACATTCGGTTGTGCAGCTTCAGGATACTTTGTTAAATCAATACCCAGCTTTTCCAATATCCACGCCTTAGGTGCAAACTCTTTAATCGTAGCCTCGCTAAACTCAAAAGAAATAGGCTCGATCGGAGCAATTACCATTTCGCCCTGCATCCCGAATAAATCGCTAATCTCAGTAAATAAAACCTCTAAAGCTCTTTGCTTATCATTTACATAAGTGGTCTTAAAGATCTCGAAGCTGTCGCGCATCTCAGTACGCCCGCCTAATTGCCCCTCAGACTTAATACCAAACAAAATAGGGCTTGTAACTTGATGCCCGACAAATATTTGCTGTTCAGTTGTTTTATTTAGTATGTCGAAATGCTTATCTAAATCAGTATTCGATAAATCAAGAACGGTCGGCGCTTTTGCAGGATCATCGCTAAACGACAAAACAATTCCGCCCGCATTTTCGCTTCCTGTAAATTTCTTTTTGAATTTCGTTTCAACAACCTGCTGCTCTTCCGGCGAAGGTTTGCCCTCATTGAAATTAATCAGCTTGCTGCTAAACATACCATTCTTAATAGTGCTTAAATGGTATTTAGAAAGCTCAATATCAATCTCGATCCAGTTGAGCGCACCAATGTAACCCGGATAAGAATACACCTCTAATCCCGGTCTGTATTCCTTATAACAAATAATTTGCTTGCCCTCCTTTACCGCCGGATTATAAGCCGCTACAATCTCAGGTTGCGTTCTTGTCGATTGCGTCCAGTCCTTTATAAAGTATTGCGTATTGTCTTTATTCGTGCGCACTTTATGATAAGGAATATGATACACCGCGCCAACATTGCCCAAAGCATTATAATGCAGCTCAAGATACACACCGCCAAAAATCTCAATATCCGTAGAAACCTTTTTGAGTAAATCATTTATCGTTTCATTCTTATTTGGTACCAACTCCTTTGCGCTTTCATCTTTATACGATATGCCATTACCTATGATGTAATTCACCTTACCCAACACAATACCGTTATGTTTACTGCTTTTGTTCAATTTCTCCAAAAGCATATTAGGATAAAGATTATCCTCACCAAATTGTACATAACCTTTGCCGGGTATCTCAACCATCATTGGCAGCTTCACATCTGCGAACTTTATAAAACTTATATTAGGATGCATCGTACATTTTGAATTTAACGTCCTGTGAATATTGCGTGTAACTTATGTTCGTATTATCATCTAAAAACATCAATCCGCTCTCAAGTAACCCTAACCCCGCAGGGTTTACATTCGTTGAGCTTGTTTGCTCATATATATCATAGCGCCACCACCCTTCCTTATAGTTTGCAAAATACGTATTTACCGGGATAGTAAACTCATTCCATCGCTCTTTATTTGTAGATACGTCATGCAGATAATCTTTTATAAAAGTCACCACGTCATTCGTTCCCCTATTCGTAAACACAAATAAATAATAGGGGCTTTCAATAGTCTGCTTCTCCGTTAGGGTGCAGATAATTGTCGCAGTCGTTCCTTTGATA